CAGCTGTAAAACATCAGTTCCGACAAGAACGTAAGGCTTTTCCGTGCAAGCGTGAATGGCTGTTCTAATGGTATCATCGTGGGCGGTCCAATTAGGGTCTAGCTTTTGGTACATGCCATTGCAAAAATTTAAGGCCATCTTCATGAAAACAACGGGAACACTAGCGTCCCAAGACTTTGCATCCGCATCGAAACCATGGCTGCCAACCTTAAGATGGTAGTTGGCAAGGTCGTTCCAATCCGAGCTGAGACAATCAATGCCGATCTTAATTGGCAAATCCCTGAACATTTCTTGAAATCTGAGGTGTAATGCAAGAAAGTATCTTCTGAAAAGGATAACGTATGGCATGTTGGAAGCCAAAATTCCTCGGGTCTTGGGTTCAGTTATCTTACGCATTGGCAACACCTCGTCCTTTGGAAAGTAGGAGAAAACCAAATTTGGCCTTTTTCCTCTTCCAACAACCGCGCTCATGATGTCAATATCTTTCTTAAGCTCTTCGCCTTCTTCGTTGTCAGCGATTTGCCAAAGGGGCTGGCCAGCAATGTCTTTCTACACAAGGTATGCATTTTTGTTGGATGTTTTGTCCCGGAAGGTCAACGGGAAACCTGGGGATGAAGACCTTTCAAGCGATCCTGCAACAGGATACTTCATTCTGGATGGTCCATTCAGCGATTCTGTAAGAGTTAGAACTTCCAGTTTCTTTCCGGTCAAGCAAGTGGCAAAATATTGCACCAAGCTTTGAGTCGTTTCAGCTAATTCGTCTTCATCGATATTGATTTCCGGTCTCTCGAAAGCCTTCAGCGTGGTGTAAACGGGCATGTATCCATTAGCTCGCGGATCTCTTGCGGCGAGAATGGCGGGCTCTCCTTCGGACTCAATGCATCTGGGTGCTTGCATAACTTTACGCAGCTTTGTGCCTCTGTTCGGATTCGGCGGGTAAATGCTCTTTCCAACGATTGGGAAACCGGTTACGGGACAATTCCCTTCAGCAGCAACAACTCCGTCCCTAGGGGTCCAGCACTGCAACGGAGCTCCTTCCCTAGCGACGGCCAACCTGGCAACAACTGTCTACAACTTTTCTTTAGTTATAACTGAGGCATACATCCTCGTCTTTGTGGCTGCACGATAGACTCTGATGATCTTCCCGGAAACATGTGGTGAGAGTAGTGAAAGGGCCGAGCCGCA